ACCTTGCTAATTTTATGGCTATTGTGATAACTGCAATCGATGGTTACACTGCCACATCTAATGGAGCAATTGTCAGCATATTATCTGATACTATGCAACCTGAATTGACACCTATGTTCGACTCTTATGAGGCAACAGGAATGGAGGTTGCGTTGAAAGTTATAAACGTTGGAGCATATCCATACGAGAATCCTATTGTGTTTTCAAATGACTTCTTTAGGACTTCAGAGTTCGAGCAAATGTATCTTTGGTTAAAGAGAGATGATGATGAGGATATTGGAGGAAGCACTGAGGTTGTGAATTGGGACGGAGGCTCTCAGACGTATATTGATTATGATACAGACGAGATGACGTTCACACTTGCAGGAGGGGCTTACAACATAGGAGACACAATGAAAACCGTTTTTAAGATGTCAGATGTTGTAGGATTTGAAAACATTCCCTACACTATCATAATGAAAGGAACAAGGACTGACTCAGATGGAACTATCGTTGATTTTGAACAAGAGGTTGCTGCACCTGTTGGAGCAGACGGTAATGTGAATGATGTGAATCTCTCAAGGGTTTGGAACAAGAACATATTCACTGCATCTTCAGTATTTAGGATAAAATACTACGTTAAAACAAACACATCTTTTCAATATACTGCTAGTGTTCAACAAGTTTTCAATGGAGGAACTCCTGTTTTCACGTCTGCATCTGCAAAGGAGAAGGCTTCTCGGGTTGTTGTGAGTGAGATGATGCCTGAGATGAAGATTGTGGACTTCTTAAAGGGGCTATTCGATATGTTTAAGCTTGTAATAATACCACAAGATGACGGCTCAATGTATATAAATACACTAGATAGCTTTTATTCTCAAGGGAATCGCTATGATATCAGTGATAAGGTTGATTATAACACGTTTAAAGTTAAGCGAGGAGAGCTATATCAGTCAATTGGATTCAAATTTGAAGACCCTAGCACTATCTTGAATGAGGAATTTAAGAACAGAGCACGTGACAATCAGTCTTATGGCTCTAATTTAGTGAATATTTATGAGAGTTTAAGACCTATAAAGCTAATTGATGGGGAGAAAGTTGATATAAAACTCCCTTTTGAGCAGGTTATATATGAGAGATTGACGGATATTAACTCAACTTCCTTGGACGTATTGACTACAATCTCAATAGCTTCCATAGTTGATAAGGATTTGAAGCCTGTGACACCGAAACCAATCCTTCATTATATCAATGAGCAAGCTGTGAATAACAATCAAGTGAAGTTTCTGTCTAGTAACAACATAACGGAGACCATATCTAGTAGTATGCTTATGCCAATGAATCAACTAGGAACTCAAGATGCAATGTATTCGCTATTATTTGAAGCTGAGTACTCTTGTTGGGACGGAGTTGCCTTGAGTAACAACCTATATAGCATACATCACAAGGACTACCTAGAATCTGTTTTTGAGTTAAAGAGAAGGACTTTCAATTATGATGCTCTGCTTCCAACTCAGCTGATTACAAGACTAGGTCTGAATGATATTCTCACGATTGAAGGGATTGATTATCGTATCAATAAGTTCAAGCACAACCTCTTAACAGGAATCACAAAGTTGGACTTAATTAACGGATTTGATACAACTCTTAATGAGGGTGTATTTATACCAAGTTTAGTGAGACCAAATGCATTCATAAACACATTGTACTTCAATGTACCTAAGGCAAATAGTGGTTATACCCAACAGAAGATTGATGTTGGAGACGGAACATCTTGGTTGACTATTGGAGTGTCAGGCTCTGATGATAATATGATGTTGATACGATGCAACTCAGATAACAACACAGGCTTCAGAAGGTCAGTGATTGTGAGATACACTAATATAAATACAGGAGTAGTAACAGACATAACCATAACACAAAACGCAAAATGACAATAGCTTTAAATTTTAAGATATGAATAACGAGATATTCAAGACAATAGAAACCTTGAGGAAGGGAGAGTATTTTGGAGCAGGATATGCCACTGAAATAGCAAAAGGAAAGTATGAGGCGGTTTACTCTTGGAGTGGACTATCAAGAAAAATCAAAAGAATAATAAAAGGATAACATAATGAAAGACGTAAAGATTAAATTCACTGCAGATACTACAGAGGCAACAAAGAATGTTGACAATCTCGCAGACTCAACAAAGGACTTGAGCAAAGATGTTGACAAGGTGTCTGAGTCATCAGATAATTTAGGGGCATCAGTTGACCAAATGACAGGAGGAGCTCTTGGGAATTTCAAGAAGTTCACGGGTGGTCTTAAAACTATCGCTCTAGGATTCAAGGGTATTGGAGGAGCTATTGCTGCTAGTGGGATTGGATTGATTGTGGTTACTATCGCAGCGATTACGGCTGCCTTTAAGAGCACTGAGGAAGGTCAGAACAAGTTTGCCAAGCTGATGGGTATGATTGGAGCTGTGACAGGTGTTTTGATTGATAGGATTTCAGAGTTTGGAAGCCTTGTGATTGATGTATTCACGAAGCCAAAAGAGGTGTTAAAGAGTTTCAGAGATTCTATCAAGGAATATGTGACAGACCAAATTGCTCTCGTAGTTGACGGACTTGGGCTTCTAGGCAGTGCAATCAAGAAGGCATTCTCAGGAGACTTCTCAGGTGCTCTTGATGATGCAGGAGCAGGAATGAAGAAACTTCTAGTTGAGACAAATCCTTTGTATCAAGCAACGGTTGCACTTGCAGGAGCAACCAAAGACCTAGTCACTGAGATGACTGAGGAGGCTAGAATGGCAGGCATAATAGCAGACCAAAGAGCAAAGGCTGACAAGTTAGACAGACAGATAGTAGTTGACAGAGCTATCGCAAACAGAGAGAGAGCCAAGCTCCTAGAACAAGCAATTGACAAAGAGAAGTTTTCAGCAAAAGAGAGAATTGAGTTCTTGAAGGAAGCAGGAAGGATTGAAGACGAAATCACTCAAAAGGAGATTGAGGCTGCAGCTTTGAGATTGGAAGCAAAACAAGCAGAGAATGCATTGGGAGGAAGTACAAAGGAAGACCTTGAGGAAGAGGCAAATCTCAAGGCAAACCTGATTAACTTGGAGACTGCAAAACTTACAAAAGCGAAGGAAGTTACTTCTCAAATTATCGCTTTGAATATGGAAGAGGCAGCAAGGCTCAAGGCAATAGATGATGAAAAGAAAGCAAAGGAAGCTGAGGACTTGCTCAAGGAGGAAGAGAGAATCAAAAAAGAAGGGGAGCTATTTGATGCAAGGCTTCAATCAATAAAGGAGAGAAATGAGAAGGAACTAGCAGAGAAGCAAGCAGTTGAAGATGCAAAGAGAGCAATGGAAGATGCTACTCTTGAGCACACAAGAGGAGGGATTGGAATCCTTAAGTCGTTAGCAGGAGAGAGTAAAGCACTTCAAGCAGTTACGTTGATTGCAGAGAATGCTGCTAGTATTGCAGGAATAACAATGGATGCTTCTAGGAGCATAGCAGAGAGAACGGCTGCTCACAATTCAATTCCATTAATGATAGGAGCATTCCCCAATCCTGCGAAAGCTGTGGATGGTATCTCTGCTTTAAAAGACATCGCATCAACCAAATTGTCTGCAGGTATCGGAATAGCCACTTCAGGGATTGCACTTGCAAAGGGATTGAGTGCTCTTGGAGGGTCAGGAGGCTCTTCAGGTGGAACAACTCTTGGAGGAGGTCAATCATCAACCACAACAGCTCCTAGCTTTAACTTAGTAGAAGGGACGGAGAGCAATAAGATTGCTGATAGTATCAACGGACAAGGAAGCAGACCTGTGAAAGCCTACGTAACAAGCGGAGACGTTACAACAGCTCAGGCAGCGGATAGACAAGCCGAGATGAATAGTGGGTTTTAGTGTAACAAAAAACAACAAAATACGTTTATAGAGTATGAAGACATTTGAAGCGAAGTTTAAAAAGGGTGCAAAGGGAGTTTTTGCTATAAGTTTGGTAAAAGACCCTGCCACCACTGAGCACTTCATAGCGATGAGCAAACAAGAGAAGCTCATCACAATGGCAAAAGTTGACGAAGAGCAGAGAGTAGTGATGGGTTTGGTATTACAACCAAATCAGTTAATACCTAGATACAACGAAGAGACACAAGAAGAGTATAATATCGTATTTTCTGAAGAGACTATCAAGGATTTATCTCAGAATTTCTTCAAGTCAAACAGCCAAAAGAACTCAAAACTAGAGCACGACACTCCAATTGAAGATATCACTTTTGTTGAGTCTTGGATTGTTGAGAATTCAGAGATTGACAAATCAGCTAACTTCGGAATGAGTTATCCAAAAGGAAGTTGGGTTGCAACTATGAAAATTGACAATGATGAGATTTGGAATGACTACGTAAAGAGTGGTAAAGTTCAAGGATTTTCAGTTGATGCGTTTGTAGACTTACAGGAGATTAATTTAAAAACAGAGATAAAAATGAACAAGAAACAAAAAAGTATTTTAACAATGCTCAAGGAGATTGTTGCAGGAGCAGATGCTCAAGAAGTAGCGGTTGAGTTAGGTAGTGTAAAATCAGGAGATTTGGATATCCAATTCGAGGGAGAAACCCTTGAGGTTGGAGCTGCAGTCTTCGTAATGCAAGACGAAGAGAAAGTACAACTTCCTGATGGAGATTACACTCTAGAAGATGAGAGTACAATTTCAGTTAAAGACGGAGTAGTTGATGCAATGGGCGAAGCTTCCAAAGAGGAAGAGGAAGCTCCTGCAGGAGACGAAGAGCTTGCTGAAGAGACTGAAGAAGAAGCAAAAGAAGAGGAAATGATGGATGAGCCTCAAGGAAACGGAGAAGAAGAGTTTATGATTGCTGTTAAAGACATCTTAAACGAAGCATTGAGAGAATATGCTGAAGGAATGGACGTTCAATTGTCTGCTTTAAAAGCACAGATTGAAGAGGTTAACGGAAAAAACGTTGAGCTATCTTCTCAGGTGGTTGAGCTTTCAAAAACTCCTGTTGCAGAAGCAATTGTATCTGCTCCAAAACAAGTGAAAATGAGTGGATTGCGTAGTGCAATTGAAAGACACTCAAAATAAACAAGTATTTTAATTAATTAATAATAAATAAATAGTAAACAAATGGCAATAACTAGTAATTATGCAGGATTTGAAGCAGTTGACATAATGCTTCAAGCACAAAAAGAAGAGGATACCTTAAGATTAGGTCTTATCTCTGTTGTACCAAACGTTGGATACAAATTAAATTTAAGAAACTTAGACGTAACTCTAGGAGTAACTGACTATTCTTGTGGGACTACTCCTGCAACTGATGCAGTATCATACTCTGAGAAAGTACTTACTCTTGACAAGTTCAAGAATGAGTTTGAAATCTGTAAGGAAGACTTCAGACCAACTTGGTCAGGAGACTCAATGGGAGCTTCAGCTTTCAACGACCAAGCACCTGCAGATATCTCAAAGGCAATTGTTGAGAACACTTCAGCAAAATTAGCTCAGTGGTTTGAAGGTCAGATTTGGAACGGAGCAGGAACTGCAGGGACTATGAATGGTCTTGTAACTCAATTCGCAGCAGACTCTGACGTTATCAAAGCAAACAATGGTATCACAGCTATTGGAGCAGCAATCGATTCTACAAACGTATTGGCAGCATTTGACGCAGCTACAGCAGCAATGCCTTACTCTCTAAGACGTAAGTCAGTTAACTTTATCGTATCTCCTGACGTGGCAGATGCTTACACAAAGTTACTTATTGCTAATGGAGCAGCTAATGGATTAGGTGGAGATGCTAACACAGGTCTTGTGTATGGTCGTTACACTATCCAAACCGTGAATGGACTTGCAGATAACACTATCGTTATTTTTGAGAAAGAAAACATCACTCTAGGTCTTGGACTTGCTAATGATTCAGATTCAATCCGCATCAAAGATATGGACGAAGTTGATTTCAGTGGAAACGTTCTTTATAAATCAGTATTTGGAGGAGCAGTTGGATATTCTTACGGAAGTGAGATTGTTTGGTTATTATCTACAACAGCATAATAACAACTTTTAAGAGGGGGGGTTAACCGCTCCCCTTTATTTTTTAATTTAATACAAATATAATATATGGCTTGTGATATCAACGTGGGACGTTCTTCAGTGTGCAAGGACGGTCTTGGAGGGACTTCAATGCTATTTCTATATAATGACATTAGTGATGCTTTTACCGTAGTTGATGGAGAAGCAACAGCAATGAACGTGCTTTTAACAGCTGCCTATGCTTTCCCACTTGAGGGAGATGGTAACACGTTAGAGCAATCAATGGTTGGAGATAGAAATACAGGAAGCAGAGTAAACACTCAGACCCTTACAGTAGTACTTAAAAAAATGGACGCAGCAACAAATGC